CTTGAATATTTGAAAAACGGAACCCTGCCGAATCAATATCTTTATCAAGTGCATTTTTGCATGGCTGTAACTGGGGCCGAATCGTGGTGGTTCCAAAGCTGGCACCCAGAAGAATTGCCGCTAACACTTAAAATTGAAAGATCATCGTTTACTGAGTCGCTTTTCAGCCGCGCTGTTGAGTTATCTGGTGAGCTTTTAGAAGAAATGGACAAAGAGCATCAAATCGCAAATAACTAAAATGGAAACGGATTTATTGTTACAGGATTTGTTTAAATGGGCTGCATCGAAAAGCGAGGCATCTGGACAAAATTTCAACCTCGCTGTCGAACTCGATAAAATGAACTTAGAGCATCGCATCAATGTTATTAATGCGATGCGCGAAAAGATTCACCAATGCTCGCCATTTAAATCTGAGCCAGTTGATTTTGTGAAATGGATTCCATCTTCGCAGGTTAGGGCCAATGACTACAACCCTAATAGTGTTGCGCCGCCGGAAATGGAACTGCTGCGCCTCTCAATTGCGGAAGATGGCTATACCCAGCCAATCGTTACCTTTGAGGACGGAGATTCTCGCGAAGTTGTCGATGGGTTCCACCGGCATCGAGTTGGCAAAGAGTGCGCCGACATTACCTCAAGGATCAACGGATACCTTCCTGTTGTGGCGATCAACGAATCGCGAACCGACAAGGGCGATCGCATTGCTGCGACAATTCGACACAATCGTGCGCGAGGAAAGCATAAGGTTGATAGCATGTCTGATATTGTTGTCGAGCTGCGCCGCCGTAATTGGGCCGAGGAAAAAATCGCGAAACACCTTGGCATGGACCCAGACGAAGTTTTGAGGCTTACGCAGATTTCCGGCCTTGCTGAAATGTTTGCAGATCAAGAGTTTTCAATGTCTTGGGACGTTGAAGATGCAGACGAAACCGAATTTTCTATTGAGGATGAAGAGAATTTACCACACCTGGGATAAATGGGAGTGCTACCCGGCTGGCTTTTACGAGGAGCTTCCGCCGAACGGGATAAGCAAAAGCCAAGCCGTTGAAGCGTATCGGGAATTTTTGGCAGATATTCCTAGATTTGAACGTGCTTTAATCGGAGTGCTGGCGAAATGGAAGAATTCTTGCGAGCATTACCTATCCAATGAAAACATGAACCGAATCGCATGGCTAGGGCAGGCCGCCATGTGTATTGATTCTGGTGTTCCATCTTCATTCCGTCCCGGCTACAACCTTTTGACTGAGGAGCAAAAATTTTCAGCGGATTCAATGGCGCTGAAATACTTAAACACATGGCTTACTGAACGCGGCGAAGAGCAAATTCCCGGCATTAAATTGGCTGGATCAAAAACCAAAGCAAATCTCTACTAATGAGCAAATTAAAACAATACAGAAAGCAGAACGTTTATTCTGCGGCGGTTGAGCGAATTGCGTATGCGTTTGACAACTTTGAGAAGATCTACGTGTCTTTTTCTGGCGGTAAAGATTCTTCCGTCATGTTCCACATGGTCGCAACGGAGGCCATTAAGCGAAAGCGCAAAATTGGCGTGCTTGTGATTGACTTAGAGGCTCAATACAAGATGACAATTTCCCACGTAGCCGAAATGGTGGAAATCTACCGCGATCATATCGAACTTCATTGGGTTTGCCTGCCAATGCTTTTGCGCAATGCGGTTTCCAATTTTGAACCCAGGTGGTGCTGCTGGGATCCTGATGTTAAAGATTTGTGGGTTCGCGAAATGCCAAATCTTGAAGGCGTCGTTTCCGATCCCGCTGCCTATGACTTCTTCCTCCCCAAGATGGAGTTTGAGGAGTTTATGGTGCTTTGGGGTCAGTGGTATTCTGGTGGAGCGCCAACCTGCGGCATGGTTGGAATCCGGGCCGATGAGTCGCTTAATCGATTCAGAACCGTCACATCGAAGACCAAGGAATGTTTTAATGATCGGAAGTGGACAACTAAAGTTTCCGACAACCTTTACAATGGATATCCAATTTACGATTGGAAAACCGAGGACATTTGGAGATTTCACGCAAAAAACGCAAATATGCCATTTAACCATACCTACGAATACATGCACAAAGCTGGGCTGACCGTTCACCAGATGCGACTTTGCCAACCTTACGGGGACGATCAGCGAAAGGGGCTTTGGCTTTACCACATTCTTGAGCCGGAGACTTGGTTCAAGGTTGTCTCCCGAGTCAGCGGGGCAAATGGTGGCGCTCTTTACGTTACCGAAAGTGGCAATATGACAGGATATCGGAAAATCAACAAGCCAGCTGGGCATACTTGGAAATCCTTTTGCGAGCTTTTACTGTCGTCGCTACCCGAGAAGACCAGGCGTCATTACATGTCGCGCTTTCGCGGATTCATTAAGGGATGGAAATCGCGCGGATACGTTGACGGAATTCCCGATGAAGCTCCGCACATTTTGGAAAGCAAAATGTGGGCACCGTCATATCGAAGGCTTTGCAAAGTGCTTTTGCGCAATGACTGGTGGTGCAAGGGGCTTGGGCTTACTCAACCAAAGTCGGAAGCGTATGGGAAATATCTTGAGATCAAAAACAAGCGAAAGCTTGCGGTCGTTGAGACAGATCAAAAGCTTGGCGTTGAATAACCCTTGCAAATTTGAATCATTTTGTTGAGCCTAAAGATGCCGACCGTATCGGCACGGAGTCAGACCCGTAGAAATGAATACCTTCAGACAGTCCTCGTCCCCCCATCGCGCTGGTGTATTCGCCAGGTCTGACCGTGATGGGTGGGCGAGGGCTTTTTTGTGCCTATGAAAAACTATTCTGAGAAACTCAAGGATCCGCGATGGCAAAGGCTGCGGCTAGAAGTTATGGAGCGCGACGATTGGAAATGCCGACTTTGCTTTTCAGAAGGCTCAACCCTTGCCGTCCATCACAAAAAATACACTGGCGAAAATCCATGGGATGCAGATTCCCGCGACCTGGTGACGCTCTGTGAGGACTGCCACACCGCGATGCACGAAGGCAACCTTGAGAGCATGCCGCCCCTTGTGGAGTCATTCTACAAGGCCGTGACGCAGGCCCGACTTGCCAACGACAGCAAAACTTTGATCCGATGGATTGAGGTTGCCAGTAAGCGGTTTTTGTCAGCTTGCGATGAAATGGAGCTTGCCATTGTCCCGCTGCAATCCCGCTTGGTTAATTTGATCGAAAAGGAGGCAACGAAATGAGAATCCGAACGATCAAGCCCGAGTTTTTTCATCATGAGGAACTGCACGAACTGGAAACCGAAACCTCTCTGCCGATCCGCTTGGCGTTTATTGGCCTTTGGTGCGCCGCTGATCGTGAGGGTCGATTTAAATGGTCGCCGAAACGGCTTGGAGTTCAAATCCTGCCATACGACGATTGTGACTTTTCACGCGTGCTTGACGCGTTGGCCACGCGTGGATTCATTCGTAAATACGCGTGCGGCACGGAGGTTTTTGGCGTCATTCCAACGTTTCTTTCGCATCAAGTCATTAACAATCGCGAAAGGGAATCAGAATTGCCGCAGCCCTTGGAATATATGGATTCTGACGCGTGCTTGACGCGTGACCCACGCGTGACCCACGCCGGTAAAGCGGAAGGGAAGGGAAGGGAAGGGAACAAGGAAGGGAAGGAGTGTAGCACTCGTGATGGCTTATCCCGCAAAAAAACCAAACGAGAAGCCGTCAATCGCGACGAGTTCGACGCCTTTTTTCGAGAGCTTGGGCTTTACCCCCGTGACGCGGAAGCGATCTGGAACAAGTGGGAAGGCAACGGCTGGACAAACAAGAGTCAGAAAATTGTTGATTGGAAGGCGACCGTCCGATCATGGAAATCGCACGGCTACATGCCGAGCCAGAAAAGCCCGTCTGACTACGAGCCGCAATGGCCAAGAGCGCAATCCGCCGCTGAGACGGACCCCGAAGAGGAGGACGACCTCATGGCCAAGCTGCTGCGGCTGAAGGAGGTCGAGGCGCGAGAGGCGGCAGGAGATCATCCAGATTACTGGACCGAGGAAGAAATCGAAAAAGAGGAGGCCGGATGCTTCTGACCGTTTCAGACCTCTCCGAGCAACTCGTCGGCAGGATTGAGGAGCTTGCGCCAATGCTTCTTCCCGGCGGCAGGCGTCACGGCAGCGAGTGGATCTGCGGCGACTTGTCAGGCGCACCAGGTGATTCGCTCAAACTCACGATGACGGGAGGACACGCAGGCCAATGGAGAGATTGGGCCACCGATGACCACGGCGATCTTGTGGACCTTTGGCGTCTCTCTCGAGCGATTTCAGCGGGAGAGGCCGTTTCTGCGGTGAGGACATACCTTGGCATCTCCGAGCCTGTCAGGCAGCATGAGAAGCGGGTTTACGGCCACGCTCCCGCAATCAAGTCTGAAGCTCCATCACCAAATGGTCGCGCCTACGCCTGGTTGACCCAGACGCGGGGGCTGAAGCCGGAGATTATCGAGAGGCTGAAAATCGAGATCGACACAGACCGGAAGGCTATTGTTTTCCCGTGCATCTCTCCAGCCGGCGAGATCATCAACCGCTCATATCGGACGCTGGGCGAGAAAAAGAAGGTGTGGCAGGACAAGGATTGCGCTCCGAGCCTTTTTGGATGGCAAGCCGTTCCTGAGTCGAGCTACCGATCAAAGACAATCCTGCTCTGCGAGGGCCAGATCGACGCGGCCACTTGGCATCAATGGGGAATCCCTGCGCTGTCGGTTCCCAACGGCACGGGAGCGACATGGGTGGAGTTTGAATGGCACAACCTCCAAGCGTTCGATTCGATCTATTTGGCGTTCGATCAAGACGAGGCCGGGAGGAAGATCGCCAACATGGCGGTGACGCGCCTAGGGAAGCATCGTTGCTTTATCGTAGCGATGCCAAAAAAGGATGCGAACGATTGCCTGTTAGCTGGATTTACCTCCGAGGACGCACGCGATTGGGTAGCGAACGCAAAGCGCCCGCGCATCGAGCGTTTGGTGACGACGGCGGAAATGGAGGAACGCCTTGTCGAGGATGTAAAGCCAAAGCCAGAGCCGTTTTCGATGCCGTTTTTAAAAATGGATTGGCACAATGGG